TACAATGCGAAACCGACGATTTGCCACCGCGCCAAGGCCAAGTCGTGATCGGTTTGGATCAAGGGCAATCGGCATCTATGAGCGCCGTCGCGTATCTGTGGCCTGACACTGGACGGCTTGAGGCGTGGGGCGCGTTTGGCACGGTTCCGACACTTGAGGAACGCGGGCAAGCCGATGCTGTCGGTGATCTGTATGTCCAGATGCACAAGCGCAAAGAACTCGCATTGATGGGGCAAAAGACCGTCCCGATGGGCCAATGGTTGCGCCGCGTGATCGGCCATGTTGAAGGAGAACACATTGCGGCGATTGTCGCGGATCGGTTCAAACAATCTGAAATCGGTGACGCCTTGGCAGAGATAGGCAACCGCGCCCCCGTCATATGGCGGGGCATGGGGTTCAAAGACGGGTCCGAAGATGTAGAGCGATTCCGGCGGTATGTCTTTGACGACAAGCTGCACGTTTCTGAAAGCCTGTTGATGCGTCACGCGATTGGTGAAGCTGCGGTTTTCATTGATCCGGCGGGCAATTCCAAGATTGTGAAGGGCCGTTCTATGGGTCGGATTGATGCGGCCTGCGCTGCGGTTCTGGCCGTCTCTGAAGGTGCGCGGATCATGGGCAGGCCCCAGCACAAAGCGGGGCGCATTGCATGGGGTTAAGGCAAGAATATCAGCGGTATTCCCGCCACGTCACACGCGGCCCGCGATGGAAGGCCCTGCGATTGCAGGCGTTGGACCGTGACGAATGGAAATGCGTCGAGTGTGGCACACGGCGGCGCTTGGAGTGTGACCACGTTCTGCCCGTCAAGACACACCCCGAACTGTCTTACACCCTGTCGAATTTGCAAATTCTCTGCGGGCGCTGCCATGCGCGCAAAACGAGATTGGAAGTGGGTCACAAGCCCCTACCACCCAAGCGCCAAGAATGGCGCGACCTCCTGTCGAGCATGAAAGGAAACACCAATGCTGACATCTAAGAAAATCGAACTGCGCCGCTCTGAAATTCGTGAGGAACTTGCGACTTTGGCGGCAAACGAAACACCGTCTGCGGATGAAACCCGCAAGATGGGGCAACTTGATCTGGAATATCGGTCTGCGGAAACCCGCTACCGCGCTGCGCTTATCTCTGAGGATGAGCAACGCAAAGAGGCGGGGGCCGAACTCGAAACCCGCTCTGAAACCGAATGGAACGATCTGGTTGCCAGCTTTGAAATGCGCCAAGTCGCTTTGAACCTTGATGAAGGCCGCGCCCTTGATGGTCAGACTGCGGAAATCGTGACAGAACTGCGCAGCGCGGGCGGCTATCGCGGCATCCCCGTGCCATATGCGGCCCTTGAAACCCGTGCTGGCGAAACGATTGCAGGCGGCACACCTGACCCGATTGCAACCCGTCCGTTGATTGAGCGCCTTTTCCCCGCGTCTGTGGCGGCGCAAATGGGTCTCCAGATGATTAACATTGGCACGGGCCAGCAAGAGACACCCGTGACGACCTCTGCAATCTCTGCGGGCTGGCAGACAACTGAAACGGGCGATGTGCCTGGACCGTCTGCATATACCACGCTGGACCGCCCTTTGAAGCCGGATCACACCTTGGGCGTCCAGATGCGTTTGACACGCAAGACGTTGCTGCAATCTGGCGCTGCACTTGAGCAGGCAATCCGGCGCGACATGAACGGGGCCATGCAGCAAGAAATGGACCGTGCAATCTTTAACGGGTCGGGCGCGGCTGGCGAACCAACTGGCGTGTTCACTGGCGCGGCGGCTTGGGGCATCGCGGAAAACGCGGTTGATGCGGCGGCAACGTGGGCGGCTTTCCGCTCTGAGGTTGTGCAATTCATCACCAACAACGCGGCCAATGGCCCAAGCGATGTGCGGTTGCTGATCCGTCCCGAAGTCTGGGACACGATGGACGGGGCATTTATCACTGGCACGGCTGTGACCGAGTGGGAACGCATGATGAAATATCTGAAAAGCGTTTCAATGTCGCACAATGCGTTGCCTATCCCGTCTGGCGATCCGGCGGAAAGCAAGGCTTTGCTGACGACCACGGCGGGGGGTGTTGCACCTGTCTTTGTCGGGCTTTGGGGTGCTGTGGATCTGATCCGTGATCCGTATTCCGATGCGCAAAGCGGTGGCCTGCGTCTGACTGCACTGTCCACGATGGACACGACAATCAGCCGTGCGGTGCAATCCCGCGTCCTGACCGGAATCCAGTAAGATGCTGGAAGGCTTTGCAGGCGGCGGTCTGGAATTACGCAAACGGGCGTCCGGTGCGTTGGCACTGCAAGGCCGTTTTCCATATGGCAAGCGGGCGGTCCTCAGTGATGGAGGCCGTTCCGGCAGGCCACGAAAATCATTTTCTGGTGGGCCATTCCTATGATCGACCGTTGGCATCCCGTGCGGCTGGAACGCTGGACCTTGTGGACGCTGACGATGCTTTGACTTTCACGGCTACGATCACGGAAGAAATGCAAGAGGTGTCTTATGTCAAAGACATGCTGGCAAGTATCGCGGCAGGACTGACCCTTGGCTTATCGCCGGGGTTCCGATTGCCGCCCAAGAGGGCCGTTCCTGAGCCTGAATTGATCGAGGATGAAGGCCACGACCCCGAAAACGGGGCGCATAACGCAATCATCCGCACAGTGCTGCAAGCCTTGCTCTATGAAATCAGCGTGGTCACACGGCCCGCATATTCAGAGGCCCAAGTTGAAGCGCGATCATGGGATACCACGGGGCCGCTAATTGTGCCGGCACATAAGATTGCGAGGTGGCGCTAATGGCTGTTGCTCTGAAAATGATTGAGGCAATCCCCACGGCTTACCCCGATGCGCCTGCGGGCCTTTCCGATGATGCTGCTTTGCTTGATGCGGATATGGTTTGGGCGCGGATAGAGGCTTACACCGCGCACCGATATAGCGCCCGCGCTGTTGTCTGGACGGTAGAGGGCGGCGGCGATTGGACGCCACCCCTTGCCCCCGTCAACACGATCACGGCGGAAATCTGGGACGGCACGGCATGGCAAGAGGCTTTCCCAGCGGCGTCACCCTATGACGGCTACACGCTGGCCTGTGATGGGCCTTATCGCTTCACTGCGGACGTTGGGGGCGGCGATGTGCCTGCGCCCGTTACAGAGGCATTTATCCGGCTTGCTGAATACATGGCGGATGATCCGGGGCGTGTGGGCAGCTCGTCTTTCACAGATGCAATCGGGCCATTGAATGAGGCCGTCACCCGCACCCCGACATGGTTGGCGCGGGCAATGCAATACAGCGGCGCGGGCGATCTGCTGCGCCCATATCGGAGGGTCTGAATATGTGGCCATTCAAGAAAAAAGAGTCTGAGAACGAAACGCGGTCCAGCGGCACCGGATACACCAGCCAAGTGATGCAAGCGCGGGCTGATTATATCACGGGTGTTGATGGTGTTGCCGAACTCACTGGCACCGTGCAGGGCTGTGTATCGCTTTGGGAGGGCGGTCTAAGCCTTGCCGATGTAGATGGCACCGAACTGTTAACCACCAACATTCTAAGCCTTGCTGGCCGCGCTCTGGCGCTGCGTGGTGAGGCCGTGTTTGTGATCCGTGACGACATGCTGTTGCCGTGTTCGGATTGGGATTTGACGACCCGTTACAGCAAGCCTACCGCCTACCGCGTGGGCATCCCTGACACGGGCGGCGGCAAGACTGAAACCGCACTGGCGGGCGAGGTGCTACACCTGCGGGTAGGGTCTGACGTTGCCATGCCTTATGTCGGGCAATCCCCTTTGCGGCGGGCGCGTTTGACGGCCGGAATTTTGCAGACGATGGAAACGGCGCTTTCTGAGGTCTATGCAAACGCCCCATTGGGTTCCCAGATTGTGCCATTCCCAGAGGCACCCGATACCGACATGGACAATTTGGCGCGTGGGTTCCGTGGCAACCGTGGCCGCGTCTTGATCCGTGAAAGTGTGAACGTGCAAGCGGCGGGCGGTCCTGCACCTGCGCAAGATTGGAAATCCAGCGATGTAACGCCTGATCTATCCAAAGCCATGACAAAGGAAACCTTGGCGGCATCGCGGGCCAGCATTGAAATGGTCTATGGGGTGTTGCCCGGTCTGAGCAATATCAGCACCACGGGGCCGATGGTGAGAGAAGCGCAACGCCACCTTGCACAATGGGCCTTACAGCCCGTTGCGGCCATGATCGGGGCAGAGGCAACCGACAAGCTGGGCCAGCCCGTGAAACTGGACGTGATGCGACCTTTGCAAGCCTTTGACGCGGGCGGACGTGCGCGGGCCTTGGGTGCGATTGTGCAGACGTTGGCACTGGCAAAAGAGGCGGGCGTTGATCAAAAGCAGGCCCTTGAACTTGTCGATTGGAAGGATTGAGCAATGTCGGCATATTATGAGGCCAAGGCCCGCAAGGCCAAACAGATGCTTACCAAACGGGGGCAGATTGGGCAGGTTGCGCGGTCTGTCACAACGGGCGGCGGGCCGTCTGACCCAAGCGGGGGGACCACGACGACGACACGTTACCCCGTCAAATTGGTGGTGTTCCCGATTGAGATTGACCGGATCGACGGCACCAACATCCAAAGCGGTGATTATCGCCTGATCTGCGCTATGGCAGATGTGGATATAGAACTGTCTGACAAGATTGAGTGCAGCGAAGGCACATTATCAATCAAAGACTTGGGCAGGTTTGCTCCCGATGGAACGCTTATTTTCTATGACATGGTAGCGACGGGGTAGAGCGATGGAAGTTGATGCAAAAGTTGTGGACGTGGCGATCTTGGCAACGCCTATCAAACGGGGCAACGGGTTCAAGGTGGTGGCCTATTTCACGCTTCTATTGCGCCCGATGCGAGTTGAGGATTGCAAGCTGGCGATCACGCCCAAGGGCAAGTTTGTGCTGTGGACGCCAGATGAGGCGATCAAGATTGCAGGCTGGGCCAAAGAAGAATTGGCCGAAACGGCGCGGCTGGCCTTTGTCGATGCACAAAAGCGGATAGCGGTTTAAGCCCCTGAGGGCTTGACCGTTTCCACTGTTTCGGTGATGGTGTCAGCGGGCCTAGAAACCCTGACTGTGATAGCTGCAACACCTGACTAAGGTTTCATCCGTTGGCGCGGATGGCGGCAAATTCGTGAACGCTTGGCGGCGCTTCACACCGACCTTATATGTCGGGGTGTTGACGCCATACAAGACCGCTTGCGGAAAAACGTCATGCTTCTCTCACAGGAAGTTTCTAGCCCCCGGCACCAGTCCGCCACTGGCAACGGCCCTAGAAAGCCAAAACTGTGAGAACTAAAATGACAAATCTAAATAGACGTTCGTTTGTTGCCGCGCTGGCAGCGTCCCTATCATCTGTGACCGTTGCGCGGGCAACCGATTCCGATGCTGCGTTAGAAAACCCAGACTTGATTGCGCTTTCAGATCGGTTGCCCGCGACATTGCAAACATACAAAGACGCCGCTGCGCGGGTGCAACAGATTGCTGATACATGGGGGCCGCAATGGCCGACCCCTGACCCGGAAATCATATGGTATGGAAACGGCAGCAAGCGCCATGCTGATCTGTTGGGGCGCGGCGTTGAAACCCCTTGGGGCAAAGGTGGGATCATGCGCGTGCAGAATCTCGGAACGCCTGAGGGGTTTGAGGCCAGCTATCACTCACACAAAAAAGAAGCTGACCGGAAATCAAAATTCAAGTCACAACGTGGAATGAAATCCGAACTGCGGTGGGCAGAATCATCTAAAGCAAGAATTGAGCCAGCCCGCGCATATTGGTCAGAGGCGGAACGCATTACAGCCTTATCGGGTATCGAGGACGCACAAGCCCTTGAGACAAAGGCAAGGGACGCCTTGCGCGAATTGGTGGGGGCTATTCTGACCTTTGAGGAACTAAGCCCGATGGGGCTGGCGATCAAAGCGCAAGCCCTTACCGCATTCGTTGAGTTGCCGCCGTTCTGGCAAATGGCAAATCCTGACGCGCCTAAGTGGATGGCAGGTCTGGCTAACACCCTGACACGACAATCCACTGCATAGTGCGTAACGCGCATTTAGGGTTGCGCACTGCCTAAATGCGCGTTACACATTACGAATGAAACACAAGGCGTTCACAGAAATTGTTGCACATTCGTGCCGGGTTCCACAAAAAACAGTGGCCCTATTCGCACGCAATCTGAAAGAGGCTGGCTTGCTGACCTCTGGTGCAAGAGGCGTCAACGCCCCTGAAATGACCGTGTTGGACCTGACACGCATGGTCATTTCTCTTTGCGCAACTGACCGCCCGTCAGAGGCAACGGGGCTGACAAACCGTTATTGCATCGCTGAATGCCCTGAGGATGTGAGCATTGACGTTCAGGGCGAAGAAATCGACATTCCGGCTGGCGAAACTCTTGAGGGCGTTCTGAGTGGTATCCTCTTGGCCCCTACAATTATGCTGGCACTTTTGCACCCTGAGTTGACAATCAACTGGAACACACGGACCGCCACGCTGCACCTCAACGGCCAAGCAATCACTTTCAAAGCTGTAGACCTCTCTACCGATGAAAATGACGGGCGTGGGATCATTACAACTCGCGGCGTCGGTGGCACAGACTTTCTTGAGATGGCGTTGCCTTTTTACCTTGAGCAGGAGGACGGCACCACTTGGGAAAGCATGGTGTCCGAAGGTCGCGCCCAAGCTGCCACTTCTAAGCATGTATTTGGTGTTGATCGGGAGGGGCAAGATAAGTGAACCAAATCGTTGTCATATCCCCTGACGAACTTGAGGCGATCATTGAACGCGCCGTGGGCAAGGCGCTGGGCGCTGCAAAAGGCCCTGAGGCTTGGTTGCCTGTAGCAACTGTTGCCGCCCGCTTAGGCAAGTCCGAAAAGACAATCCGCGCCATGATCCGCGATGGACGCCTTACCCGCGTCTCTGGTGGCGACGGTTCGCCCTATGCCGTTTCATCTTTGGAAGTGGATGCGTTGAGCCTTTCCGCCAACTCGTCCCCCGACGCCTCGTAGTAAGTCAACAACTCGTTAAGGTTCTTATGCCCTGTAACACGCGCCAGATCGAGAATTTCCAGCCGCTTCGCCAAGCGGGTGATAGCCTCGTGCCGGGTGTCGTGGAAATGCAGGTTTTCAATCTTGGCACGTTTGGCGGCGGCGCGAAAAACGCTGTCGCGGCTTTCTGCGTCAATATCGAACGGATGCTGGCCGGGTTCGGTTCTGTTGCCTCTGACGGCCTCAAGAATTTCAAGCGCCCGCGTGGTAAGCGGAACGTCACGGGCATGGTCATTCTTTGTCTCTGGCAAGTGAACCACGTTGCCGCTGACGTGCCTATTGGTAATGTCACGAATTTCCCCGGACCGCATAGCCGTCTCAATAGCAAACAAGAACATTGCGCCCGTGATCTGTTTTTCAGTGACCCACGGTTCGCTGTCGAGGTCCAACGCTTCAATCAGCTTGTCAACTTCATCTTGGTAGACACGGCGCTTTCTGCGCTTGGCACGGGCGGGGCGTCTAACATCTTCCATCGGGTTAATGCGGAGCAACTCCCATTCTTTAGTGGCAGTGACAAAGACGTGCTTAAGCAGGTTCATTTCACGCGACACGCTGGCGGGCTGGACCTGTCCCAAGCGCATATCGCGCCACGCGACCAGATCGGCGGTTGTCACGTCGCCAATGATGTATTCCCCCAAGGGCTTGCCGCTGACCAGATCGGCGGCGAACCTATTAAGGCGGATCACTTCCCAGCGTTCA